GGCTATTGAGTCTGCCGAATTAAATTATGTTGTTCAGTCGTATGCCAAAGCGTTTAGTCCGAAGTATGAGCCAAGACATACATACGAAGGGCCACCTCCTAAGTCAGGGGGGATAGCTTTTATATCTGATTACCCCGTGCCTCAGAGTGTAACATTCTTTGTTGATGGCAAAAAGAAATATTTAGGGATAAGGATCCCGGAAATATATGAAGCTTTTGTTGATTTGTTACCTGAATCAGGAGGCAAGGGATCATTGTTTGTGAAGTATGCCTCATTTTTACCACAACTATTGCGCCGGTCAATTGTGGCATCACCTCCCTTTTTGGCAAGAAATCCAATCAAGGACATTCAACATATGCTGATGGTGGGGAAGGCCAAAAGGTTTATTCGTTTACAAGATTTTTTACCCCGCAAAGGGCTGGGGGATATGTTTGAGCTATATGGTGCAGGTCAGTTTGGACACCTTGTTATTTCCAGGAAGAGTTATTATCGAGTAATGGAGGCGGCTATGTTTGCTGCGTCCACGGATCCAAGGAAATGGATATTAAATCCCGTAATAGCGACAAAGCACATAGGAGATAACCTTTTTGGCTGGATGCAAAAGAGCGAAAGACCGGTAAGGATGTTGCAGTTTAGGACAGCTCTTTATGAAGCTAAGGAAAAATATGGATTAGAAGATCATGAGGCCTATTTGTATGCTGCGTTTCATGCGAGGGATCTAATGGATTTTATGGTTGGGGGAACAATAGCAAAAGAATTAAACAAGGTGTTCATATTTTCCAATGCTGGCATTAGAGGTTTGGACAAGATAGCCAGGAGTGCGAAGAAGAATCCTGGATCTACAGCTTTGGCTTTATTTTTGGTTTCCGTATTACCGTCCATCTTAAACAGTGTTTTGATGGCTTTGTTTGCAGATGAGGACCAGGTAGAGGAATATTTGCACCATCCGCATTTTCTAAGAGATAGTTTCTATCGTATTCCCCTGGGCCATGGGTGGCTTACAATACCTAAACCATTTGAGCTTGGGGCATTTGGCTCTATCTTTCAAAGAATGTTTGATAAAATGCTTTTAGGGGATGAGTATGCTTTTGATGATCAGTTTTTAAATAGCATAGCACATCTGCTGACACCTTATGATATGGCAGGAATTATGGGAGGCTATACGGGTATTATAGCAACAGTATTTAACAAAGACCTATTCCGGCAGAAATACATAGTTCCCCCAGGACAGGAGAAGGCCAGTATAGCATCACGTAACACGACCTATGCGAGTAAGTTTGGAAAGATGTTACAAGAGAAATCAGATTTATTGACAAAAAAGGAGACTCATTATCTTGTTGATCCAAGAAAAATCGATGCTTTGATTACAGGACAACTTGCTTATTATGGAAACTACTTCCTTAATATGATGGAGTCTATACTACCTGGGGCATCTCAGGACCAGTTCAGGTTTGATGCGACCGATACAGGCCTATGGAGAGCTGCGCCGGTGTATTCCTCCCCTCACGTTCAATATGTGTTGAGTCAGTTTCAGGAACACCCATGGCTGAAAGAATATAGTATTTATAGGGACTTTAACAGTTTATTACAGGTTTATTTTAGCGAAAGAACCCAGGGTGACCAAAAAGAAATAGATAGGGTAGGACATGTTATTCGCCAAATTGCTGATATATGGAGGCCGAAACTTGAAAAAGCTAATTTATACAAAGTGGACGAAGCCGTGAAGATGCTTAAACTTGAAAAATATAAATAGATGGAAGAAGGAAGATTTTTATTAGAAACCTTGCAAAGCGATTGGGCAATTATTCTCGCAATATTTATTCTTGCAATATTGCAGGGATATAAGATATGGATAGATAAGAATAATGAGAGAGAAAATAGAATAATGAATCATAGGTTGGAGAATACTATGAGCAACATTGAGGGATATCTAAGGTTGCTGGCAGATCAGTATGCCGAGGAAGTTACAGATATACAAATGCCTATTATTATTGATGAGTTTGTTGGTCATATTAAGGAAGCCATATTGTGTGAGGGGGCTGCCAGTATAACCAGAAATGACGTTAAAAATAATCGTGCTGAAATTAATGCTAAATTAGATGCTTTTATATGTAATAGATTTAAGGAGCTGGCCACCAACCTTGGACGGTTTAAATGGAAGGGTCGTTATCTGAGTGAGTTTTTGGATATGCAACATAAACATAAAGTCATAAAAAATGTGAATGATGTGGTACTTAAAGAAAGGGATACAGATGGTCAGAAGCTTATCGCATATAGGAACCTTGATAGCGTTATTCGTCAAAGGTTTGATGAGATACAAAATGAAATCAAATTTAAAGCATATGGAGAGAGTATTATTAATTGATTCGGGTCACGGAGGCATGGTTGGGGGTGTTTACCAGACGGCACCACACAAAATGCATCTTCATCAGAATGGGGATATCGCCTATGAAGGAGTTCTTAATAGAGAGGTTAAAGCCCACCTATTAAGGTTGCTCACCTTTTATAATATAAGGTACATTGATGTTTGCCCAACGGATTTGGACATAGACCTGGACACCCGGGTAGATGTTATTAATAGTTATTGCGATGAGTTTGGATCGAACAACTGTCTGCTTATATCACTACATTCTAATGCTGGTGGTGGTGAAGGGTTTGAAATATGGACCTCCCCGGGAGCAACAAAGAGTGATATCTATGCCACGGCATTTATGAAAGAGTTTAAGACTTCGTTTCCTGATATCCGAATCCGTAAGGATGAGTCAGATGGTGATGTGGACAAGGAATCATCTTTTTATATTCTGGTAAACACAAAATGCCCTGCTATAATGCCGGAGTGGTTGTTTTTTGATAACATTGATGACTTTAAGATCCAAAGAGATCCTGCTGAACAAAAAAAGTACGCAGAAATGATTGTCCGCTTTGCAAAAAATATTTAACTTTATGTTTAATTTAAAAAACTTATTATGAAAAAATTTATGATTTTTCTTGTGATGTTTGTCCTTGTGATACCAGTCATAGGACAGGTGGTTGAGCCACCATCAGATATTTTTGATGCTGTGGCCAACTTCAAGACTTATATGGCTTCCCTGGGGGGTATAGCCGTATTGTCTTTGTTTATTACCGGCCTTATCAATGGGTCCCTTCAGGTTCTCAAGAAGTGGATGCGATTGGCTGTTAGCTGGGGCGTTCCTATTCTCCTTGCTTTTATTGGAGGCTATCTGCTAAAAATAGGCTTTTTGTATGATGCGGAATGGTGGCTTGTTATCCTTTATGGGTTTGGTGCAGGCCTTATGGCCAATAGAGGGTATGATGTGGATGTTATACAGAACATAATATTATTTATTGAGAGCTTATTGGGCAATAAAGCTGTAAGAGACGAGCGATGACAAATGATGAGAGAAAGAAAATAAATATAGGAAAGATTTTGGACTGGCCAGCCAAAAATCTGGGAAGGATAAAAACGGTTGGAATACTTGTTTTAATCGTTTTATTGGGGTTTTCTATTTTACGTGGGGCGTGTAACCGTCAGCAGATGGAAGAATTGACGGAAAGAGTTGCCGGTCTTAATGTTCGCAATGATATATTAAGGCAGGGGATAAGCAAGAGAGACAGCTTAATTATACAGAAAGATGGAAGAATTGCTGAACTGAAGGACAGTATATTAATCTCTGTAAGAAAACTCACAAAGCTAAAAAGCGACTACAGCTATTTAAAGGCCGAATACGAGAGTTTGTCGGATGACCTATTGGTTATACCGGTGGATTCGAGTTATGATTTCCTGGTCAACGAGGCGTACCCCTATGAGGGTCACAGGAAGTATCCTTTTAATGAACCACAGGTGAAAGGGATTCATTTAACATATCTTGAAAACATAAGCCTGGTGGACATGAAAGGTAACTTGATTGATCAGATCAATGAGCTGGGCAGTCAGTTACAAGTAAAGGATATGATAGTTGACGAACAGGACATTCAACTGATGCTGATGAAGCAGACACATCAGGATCTTGATAGCATTGTTGATAATAAAGATGAGGTTATTGAGGTCAAAGACAAGCAGATTAAAAAAGAGCGCAGGAACAAAACTATTTGGCAAACAACCATGGGTGTTCTAATTGTTGTTCTTTCTATCTTTGCAGTTGGTGGAGGCTAATTGTGTTGATGTGAAACGGTCAAGGGGGGTCATTGTGATTCCCCTTTTTTTTTGAAATAAAATTTGATTAAACGAAAATAATAAATATATTTGTGCATAAAATAATATTATAAAACATGACAGAAAAAATGGGATTAATCAATCAGGAGGTCCGGCTCGTCAAGAAAGATGATGAATTAATTGACCGCATTGTGGAGGCAAGGGGTATAGAGCTTATAGAATGGATGGATCCTACGCCACTGCAAATAATAATAAATATGTTGAGATACAACATATGGACTATGACCCAGTTTTCAGAATTGACTGGTTTGGCCATTAGCACAATAGCCAACAAATGCAGACCGGTGTATAAAGATGGGGAGCTGATTACGGATCTGGACTTTTGTCATCCTTTTGCAGACATGAAAGGAACAGGCCCTAAGTTTATAATCAGGAACGAAAAAAGTGAAAGGTATCTTCCATGATGCAGTTTGAAGATCTTGGTATCAAGACTAAGGCAGGTAAACAGCGGTATGCAACTACTTGTCCTCAATGTGATAAAACAAGGACAAAGCATCAGGGGGCGTTATGCTTAACTGTTAATGATGAACCCGGGAACCGGTGGTATAAATGTCATCATTGTGGATGGTCGGGGAACCTGGATGTTCAGGATCGTTACGAAGGGGTGAGGGACAAAAGCCGGATGCCAAGCAAGGAGAGAGTCTACACTGTTAAGGTTAGGGATTATTTAAAAAAACGGGGGATATCACAGGGGGCAGCGAAAAGTACAGGGATATATGAATCGCAACAGATGAAGGACACGTTGATATGTTTTCCTTATTACATGAACCTGACTCTGGTAAATGTGAAGTTCTTTAACATGGATTATAGAGAGGGTGATAAAAAGCCTAAATGGTTTCAGTTACCACAAGATCTTGGCACAAGGGTTTTGCCGTTGGGGATGAATCTATTAAAAACTCATGACGAGGAGGGCAGACGATATGCTAAAAACTCTTTATTAATAACAGAGGGTGAATGGGATATGTTAACCTGGAAAGAATGTGGATATAATAATGTAATATCTGTACCACAGGGCGCACCATCAACAAAGGCTAAAAATTTTGAGAAGGAGTTCAGATATTTACAGGACAAGTATGTGCAGAGTGTATTAAGCGATATAGACATATTTTATTTATGTGTAGATGATGATGAGGCCGGAAGGTTATTAAGAAAGCACCTTTCAATGATCCTTGGCAAGGATAAGTGTAGGATAATTCGTTATCCGACAGGCTACAAAGATATCAATGAGGTATTTGTTGGCCATGAGAAGAAGGGATTAAAGCCGTTAGGCAAAAAAGGTGTTGAGGAATGTTTACAAAATGCATCATCAGTACCTATAAAGGGAGTAATAAGAGCATCACAGGTGCGTGAAGAATTACAAATATTACGTGAGGGCGGCTTTAAGCCGGGTTTAGGTTGTGGAATACCAGAAATTGATTATCTGTTTACGCTAAAACCTAAGCATATAACTTTTATTACTGGAGTACCAGGCAGCGGAAAGAGCGTATGGACACGCTGGTACCTTGTGGAGCTGATTAAGCATAATGCAGACCTGGGCCTTAAATGGGCAATGTTTACACCAGAGAACAGACCGGTAAGCCGTGAATATGCAAAGATAGCACAGGCATTGACTGGTATGAGTTTAGAGAAAGGACATAAGTATAGCATGAGCGATGAGCAATACAGGAAAGCTATGAATTTTGTTGAGAAGCATTTTCTCATTATTTCTCCGGACAAATATAATCACGAACCATTCGAGGGGGTGGATCCAAAAAAGGTCAATACTATCAAGTCAATCCAGAAATATCTTATTTATCTCAAAAAGACAGAAAATATTTTTGGTTATGTGATTGATGCATGGAATAAGATTGAGCATGAACAACCTAAATGGCAGGCCGAAACAACATTTATCAGCGAACAGTTGGATAGGTTGATAGACTTCAATGCCTATTGGGATGTTCATAGTTTTGTGATCGTTCATCCAAGGAAGATCGAGATGAGTGGGGAAAATTACAAGATGCCGTCTTTATATGATATAAAAGGATCTTCAGCATGGAAGGAGAAGGCAGATATTGGGATCCTTATTCACAGGTATAAGATGAAGAAAATAACTCACAAGATGGCCATGGGTATGAACTTAGATATTGAAGATATGGATGAAGATGAGAAATATATTGTGATGGAAAATGCACCCACCATAATTAGAACAGAGAAAATACGGTTTGAGGAATTGGGCCATGAAAACAGAGTAAAAATGGAGATGAATAATTATGGCCGATTCACAATATGCAAGAATAGTAAAGAAGCAAAGCCTTCACCGACACCTGATGAGAGAATAGAGTCAAATATATTTAACACAAACAAAAATGATGATGATGATGATTTACCATTTTAATATATAGTTATGGAACCACAAGGAAAAACAGTATTGATAAGGCCGGAAGACAATCCGGAAAAAGAGAGAGGAATAATAATACCTAAAACAGTCAAGGAAAAGCCTAATATAGGTGCTGTCATAGAGGTAGGGCCGGGGTGTGAATCTGTAAAGGCGGGGGACCGAGTTCAGTATGCGAGGAAGGGAGCCAGCGTAATGAACCGGGATGGCGAGGAATTGCACTGGATAATAGAAGATCAAATATTTTATATTTATGAGTAACAAATATGTTAACAACTGGAAGGCTGCGAGTGAACTGGAAGTTTATAAGCAGAAGTATCTGGATCCATTAAACAAACGGGTTGTGGATGCAAGGGCAATATTGGATGATCTTAACCAAAAATGGAAGGGGGATCAAAAAGACAGGGCCAAAAAGAAGTACCAGATGCTTGATACACAGAATATTGATTTACACCGTTTGTATAATTCGGTGATGGAATTAATACAGCAGCATGAAAACCAGACGGATTTGTTGGTTAAGGCATATATTGATTGGTATAAAAATATATCAAACGATGGGATGCAACCCAAAGAAATGATGGGGATACAGGCAACAATGATGCAAGACATATTTTATAAAATATATCAGGCCGTAGAGAATTTGAAGTTAGATATTAACCCACCTAAAAAAAACGAGGTAACAAAAAATGAGAAAAAATCTGAAAGTTTACAACATTCCCCACCAAAGTGATGAATGGTATGCGTTTCGTCAGAACGGGATAGGGGGATCCGAGGTAGGTACAGTCCTTGGATTAAACAAGTATGACACCAATGTAAGAGTCTTCCATGAGAAGATTGGAAGCATTGAACCCCGGAGGATAGATAGCGAGAGGATGTTTTGGGGAAGAACTAATGAAGAAAACATTGCCCGTGTATGGCAGTATTATGATGGAACGCAAGAAGGTTATGTAGAGAATTATACCAATGATAAGATTGTGCGCAAATGCCGTAATGTTAATGGATATGTTGTCAATCCCGAATATCCATGGTTATTTGCTTCTGTTGACCGGTTGATCAACAAAGAGGGAGGTTTTAATCTCATCACAGGAGAGCCTTTAACACAGGAAGCAATACTGGAGTGCAAAAACATGAGTTACTGGGTAAGTAAGATGTGGGAGGACGGCATACCTATTTTTTACCTATTGCAAATACATCAGTACATGGCCATATTGGAGACAGATTATGCCGAGATAGCGATGCTGGTTGACGGTGGTCGTTTAGTTGTTGAGAAAATACATAGGGATGAGGGCATTATTGAAAAGTTGTTAAGCATCACTAAATCGTGGTGGTATGACAGAGTTGTCCCCGGGCAGGAGGCGATAAAAAACAGGAACCAGGCTGAGATAGGTGGTAATCTTGCGGAGGTTGAGAAACATGATGCTGTTGTTCAACAATTAGAACCGGAACCCGATGAAAGCGAGGCCTACAAGGAATTTATGGAAGAGAAGTTTGTCGAAACAAGAGAGTCCATTGACGGCACAATAGAGTTATACAGTCTGGCTAAGAAAGACAATTTCCTAAAGAAGATAAAAGGGAAAATAGATAAGGAGCGCATCGGTATAAAAAATCTATTCATTAAATTTATGGTACAACATGGATCGGAGAGCATTGACTTCGGTAAATTAGGGTATGTAAACTGGTCCGAGCGCAAAGGGTCTAAATCAAGGACGTTTAATAACAGAACTAAAGAAGCTCCAAGCGAGGATATAGTGGAACAGGAATTTAAAAAATTGGATCACAGATCGTTTTAGTCCATGAAACAACAAGACGTGGTTGAAAAGGTGTTGAGGAATGAGTAGATATAAAACAGTAGTAAAAGTAATGGTGCCAGAAATGGATGATGAAGGTAATTATTTGGATAAAGACGGAAAACCTATTGAATATTCAAACAAGACTAAGACAATGCCTGAGCCAGCTATGAAAGAGGCTTTATACTATCTATTGCATTGGGGCTTACACATGGAGATATTGGTGGATAAAGATGGTAATCGATATCCTGCCTCATATACAGTAGGGATCTGTCAGCATATTAAGGATGGCCGGATTAAGATATTTGCGCCGGAAGAATTAACGGTACTGGGAAAAGGTGAATCGAATATATATTAAACACAGTTTGAGATGAATGGATTTTTTATCATAGACTTCAAGATACCTGGTAAACCGGTAGCGTTAAAAAGGCACAGGACCGTCAGGATTGGAGATTTTAATAAGAACTATGATCCTTCCGAAGGTGATAAAAAGGACTTTCTGGTGTTGGCCATGGGTAATAAACCAAATATCCCATTAGATGAGCCGTTATATGTGAAGCTCACATTCTGTTTTCCGAGGCCAAAAGCGCATTTTAGAACAGGTAAGAACAGTCATTTATTGAAGGATTCGGCCCCTAAATGGCATACTGGTACTCCGGATTGTGATAACCTTATCAAGTTTGTGTGTGATTCTCTTAATGGGATTTTTTGGAAAGACGACAAGTGTATCTGTTCGGTTTCTGCAGAGAAAATTTATGAGATTGACGGTATCACGCCGCATATTCATGTTCAGGTGAAAAAAATTTACCCTCAAAGCAGAGCTTAGAGGTATTTATAAACGTAAAAATAATATAAACATTGTAATTTTAAAAAAAACACAGCTATGGGATCAAAACAGATTAATGAATTTAACATTTCCGGCAAAGTGGTATTTGTCGGCAGGCCGGTACAGATAAGCGATAATTCTTTTAAAAGGATTATTGAAATGGAAGTGTATGTAAAAAATCGTTACAAACAGGAAGTTGCGTTTGAG